AATGCTAATCCTTTAGTTGATGATAAGCAAAAGAATGATCTTGTTTATGAAATTAAACAAGTCACCAAGAAAGGATGTTTCCAAGACGCAAAAGCCGACTGAAGGAACGCTCTTTAACCTAAACACTTAAGGAGAACCCTAATGTCTAAAGTCGTATACCGTGGTGCTGAATACGATACCGAAAAGCGTATCGCATATCAACAGCAAATGATGCAACATCCCCAACAGCAAAATGAAGTCTATCGTGGCGTCAAGTTTGTAAAAGAGGGGCACAAGTGATGCAGAAACTCAATTTCCTTCAACTCATCAAAGAGAAGAAGCAAAAAGAAGATCGCCGTCACAATGCACAACTAGCACAACTGGTTGGAGCAGGAAAATGATTCCTTTGATCGCTGGTATTGTCGGCGGATCAACAGCATTCATTCTCTTGATTTATGCTGAAGTCATGTTGCTGAGTAAGTAATGGAAAACTACACATATCATTATGATGATATGGATAAGGATAGCAGGCCACCTGCTTGTTACCAACTAACATATAGGGGGTGTAAGTATTGGTCTTGCTACCAAATACATTTAAGAGAATGGTTTGAAGATATGTTATCGGTAGAACCAATTTTTAACAGGAGGGGTTAATCCCCTCTTTTTTTTGTGAGTATATTTGCTGATTGACCAAATGATCTGAGTTTATTACAATAATAATGTCTTCGGGATTATGCCCATGTAACAAAACTATTCTTTGTTATTAATTTACTATTGCCTGGAGGCATTATGCATAACCTTATTTCTTTCAATCAACTTGCAGAATGGAAACATTTTGAAGAGACTTTGGATAAATGTAATGATGAGTTGGACTTGATAAATGATTATTATAATTGTTTAATTGAATGCGATGATGATCAGGTAACGTGTAAGAGAGTTTGTAGGAGAATACTGCAATAGTCTAATCGGGGGTTGACTACCCCCATTTTTTTGTGTAGAATTGAACTGCCAGAACGTAACTAAATGGACAAAGATAAACTCAAGTTAATTATTAGAAACCTTGAGTCTTTGGTAGAATGTTTGAAGTCAGAAGTTTATTCTGATGTGGACGCCTACCATGTTGGCCCAGAATATGAAGAGGTTTCTCGATTCATTAACGATTACGACGAAGTATTTTATGACGACGATGGATACCCCGATTAAATTGATTAGTGTAACTCCAGATGCGGAGAAGCACATGGCATATTGTGCTAGGGTAAGTAACCCAAATAATCAGGAGAATGAAAAGTTCTCTGGACTTCTTAAGTATTGTATTCAGCATCAACATTGGAGCATCTTTGAGCAAGCAAGTATGACTCTGGAGATTAACACCACCAGAGGAATCGCAGCTCAAATTCTGCGACACAGATCTTTTACATATCAAGAATTTTCTCAACGATATGCTGATTCTTCTTTGCTTAGTGAAAAGATTCCGCTTCCAGAACTTCGCCGCCAAGATACAAAGAATCGCCAAAACTCTATTGATGATCTAGATCCTTCAGTAGTTCAGAAACTTCAAGTTGAGATGGATACTTTGTTTGATTCTTCTATGGCATTGTACAAACAAATGCTAGAACTTGGTGTGGCAAAGGAGTGTGCTCGCTTTGTATTGCCCCTGGCTACGCCTACAAGACTGTATATGACCGGTACTGTGAGGTCTTGGATCCATTACATTGATCTGAGGTCGGCCAATGGCACACAGAAGGAACACATGGACATTGCTAATGGTGCTAAGAGTATCTTCTGCGATCAATTCCCTGCTGTTGCTGAAGCAATGGGTTGGGTATAATAAATAACACATACTTGAAATTAACTTAATGGCTACATATCCTGTTATTAATAAAACAACTGGTGAACAAAAAGAAGTGGCAATGAGTGTTCACGACTGGGACCAGTGGAAAAAGGATAATCCTCAATGGGATAGAGACTGGAGTGATCCAACCACCGCACCTAGTTGCGGTGAGATCGGTGAAGTCTATGACAAATTAAAGAAGTCTCATCCAGGGTGGAATGATGTTCTTCGTAAAGCATCAAAAGCTCCAGGATCTAACGTTCGTCCAATCTAATTACATATGCCAAGAAGAAAGAAGACCACTGATCAACCTATTGGTGTAGGTTTGACTGCGAAACAAATGAAAAGGAAAAAACCAATTAGCTCTGAGTTGCTCAGAGATATTGAACCTCTTACTGAAAACCAAAAAGTATTGTTTGATTCTTATGATAAAAATCAAAACATCGTTGCTTATGGTGCTGCTGGAACAGGTAAAACATTCATCACACTCTACAATGCTTTGTGTGATGTATTAGATCAAACAACTCCTTACGAAAAGATCTATATCGTTCGTTCTCTTGTAGCAACTCGTGAGATTGGTTTTCTTCCTGGAGACCATGAGGACAAGTCTTCTCTTTATCAGATTCCTTATAAGAATATGGTAAAGTATATGTTCCAAATGCCAACTGATGCTGACTTTGAGATGCTTTATTCAAATCTCAAAGCACAGGATACAATTAGTTTCTGGAGCACTTCTTTCATTCGTGGAACTACTCTTGATAAAGCAATCATTATTGTCGATGAATTTCAAAACCTAAACTTCCACGAACTTGATTCAATCATCACTCGTGTTGGTGAAGACTCTAAGATTATGTTCTGTGGTGATGCCACACAATCCGACTTAATCAAAACAAATGAGAGAAATGGTATTATTGATTTCATGACTATCTTGAGAGCTATGCCATCTATTGATATTATTGAATTCGGAGTGGATGATATCGTTCGCTCAGGTCTCTGTAAAGAATACTTACTTGCTAAAATTGATCTTGGTTTGTAATCTTGGACCATAATTATATCTTTTATACTGGACTTCCAAGATCTGGATCCACTTTATTATCAGCATTACTATCTCAAAATCCAAACATTCATTCTGCAGGTAATTCCCCAGTATGTCAATTAATTTGGGATACTTTTTTATCTGTTTCTAGAAATTGTAAAGAGCAATTTATATCATCTAAAAGAGATGCTGCTGAATTTATTGAACCAATAATTGACATATACTATAAAGATGTAAAATCTAAATTTGTCTTTGACAAATCAAGATCATGGGGGCATGAATCTAACATTTCTCTAATAAAACGTTGTATTACTGAAACCCCAAAATTTGTTGTTTTACTTAGACCAGTAATTGAAGTTTTTTCATCATTTGTTAATTTGTATGATTCTAATAACATTCCCACTGATTCACTTTATGATTTAATGTTCAAAGAAAATAGTGAGCCAATTATAAGGTCTTATAACTGCTCTCTAAATCTAATTGACAATCACTTTGAAAATTGTCTTTTTATATTCTATGATGATATAATTAATAAACCTTTAGATGTGTTATCTAAAGTATATTCTTTCTGTAACATTGAAAATAATTATACTCATAATCTAAATGAGATCATCAATAATTTTCCAGAAAATGATATGGAAGCATATGGTTTAATTGGAATGCATACAGTTAGACCAGTTATATCGAAGAGACAATATACTGTAGATATTAAAGATGAATCGATATTGAAACTTTGTACAAAAATGGATCAAAATTTATTAGAAAAATATCATGCAAAATCATTTCATACATCATAATTACTTGGGTGATCTTGAATTAGAAAAGAAAGAAACGAATGGCATCCGTCTCTACAATCTTCCAAGTGGAGCATGGGTGCCATCTATTACTTCTGTAACTTCTTTTTATAATCGACAAATCTTTATTGATTGGCGTAAGCGGGTTGGTATTGAAGAAGCAAATAAAATTACAAGAAAAGCCACTGCTAGGGGAACAGATTTCCACCAAATTTGCCAAGATTATCTTGAAAATAAAGAGTTGAACATGGATGATTATCAACCAGCAACTCAGTTTATGTTTCATCATGCTAAGGATGAATTGGATAAGATAAATAATATACATGCTATTGAGCGTACACTCTATTCAGAATACCTTGGTTTAGCTGGTAGAGTTGATTGTATTGCAGAATACGATGGCGAATTAGCAGTTATAGACTTTAAAACATCCACTAAGATTAAACCTGAAAAGTGGATTGAAAACTATTTTGTCCAGGAAATGTTTTATGCGGCGGCATACTATGAATTGACTGGAATCCCCATCAAAAAACTTATAACACTTATGGTAACTCCTGAAGGTGAGATAAAAGTATTTGACAAAAGGAACAAAGGGGATTATATTAAGTTATTGGTACGTTATATTAAAGAATTTGTACATCACAATACTGGGTCAACAAATGGAGAATGAACTAGAGAAGGTACTGGAAAAAAAGTTTTACTGCCCATCTAGGTTTACTCAAGAGATTGAAAATGTTGTTACCAACAATAGTAATATGTCTTATATTGATGCTGTAATTTATTTCTGTGATCAGAACAGCATTGATCTTGAATCGGTTTCAAAGTTAATCTCAAAACCTTTAAAAGAAAAAATTAAGTATGAGGCAATTGAACTAAACTTTTTGAAGAGGAGTTCTAGGGCCAAATTACCTCTGTAATTATTATTACTTTTTTTAATGATGCCTTTTGATGCTTATAAGTGTTACTTGTCTTTGAAGAATCATTTCACCAAAGACAAGTATGACTACCACAAGTATTGTGGAAAGACTCGTGCGACTGTACAATCTTTTTATAAACGTAAAGATCGTTTCTGGTTTGAGAAGTTATCCAGAAATAAATCAGATGAAGAAGTAGTTAATTTCTTTGTATCTAACTTTATCACCTGCACTGATCCAAGTAAGCTTTGGATAGGAGAAATGATACGCGACGGTGAAGATAGATATACAGCATGGAAAAAACGTACACAATCTCTTTCTTACTTCTTCAGGGAAGAGATGGAAAAAACATTTGCGAATCAGAAATTAGATTCACTGTTCGTAACTAAAAAGGGACACCCTACAATTCTTAAAAAATATTTGAGTGGGGATGTTTCTATTGAATCTATGGTAATCTTGGATAGGATACTTGGCTATCGACAACAGTTTGATAATCATATTCAAGATCCAGTGTGGGAAACCGTAAGTTTAAGAATAAAAAAATATTCTTCTTTCCTACATATAGATGTATTTCATTATAAGAAAATTCTAAAAGAAATTGTTCTAGGGGGATAAATGAGTTTCTTTGATTCGGAAATTGTTCGGGCAGAAATGTCTGAAATCTCAGAACTTCAAGAAGAAGTTTATAATAATGTGTTTAAATTTCCCTCGATGAATAAGGAAGAAAAAATAAAGCATGTTGAAATTTTGGAGAGACTTTTAAACAAACAAAAAACTCTCTATACTCGCTTGAGTTTATCTGATGATCCTGAGGCAAAGGAAATGAAAAAACGCATTTCCGAATCTGCTGCTGTAATGGGCCTTCCTAGCAACGTTGATATGAATGTCATCTTTCACAACATGTCCTCTCTTCTGGAGGTCATGAAGCAACAGATTGACAAGACAGGTTCAGACCTGTAGAATAACGAAGTACACAAAAGCCAAATCCAAACAAATCCGAGGTAATCCGAATGTCTTTTGCTGATCTTAAGAAGCAGTCTTCTCTTGGTTCTTTGACTGCTAAACTGGTTAAAGAAGTTGAGAAAGTAAATAACTCTGGTGGCGGTGGTGATGACCGTCTCTGGAAACCCGAAATGGACAAGACTGGTAACGGTTTCGCAGTCATCCGTTTCCTGCCAGCACCTGAAGGGGAAGATCTCCCTTGGGTCAAAATGTACTCTCATGCCTTCCAAGGTCCTGGTGGTTGGTACATTGAGAACTCTCTGACCACAACTGGTGGTAAAGATCCTGTGTCGGAATATAACCGCGAACTGTGGAACAGCGGTGTTGATGCTGATAAAGAAACTGTTCGCAAACAAAAGCGTAAACTTTCTTTCTATTCCAACATTTATGTTGTGAAGGATCCAACCAATCCTCAGAATGAAGGTAAAGTCTTCCTGTACAAGTATGGTAAGAAGATCTTTGATAAGATCATGGAAGCTATGCAACCTGAGTTTGAAGATGAAACCCCCATCAATCCTTTTGATTTCTGGCAGGGTGCTAACTTCAAACTGAAGATCGTCAAGAAAGACGGTTACTGGAACTATGATAAGTCAGAGTTTGAT